TTTCTCCTTTTAATGGAACAATTTCAGCACCATACAAAGCTTTTCACAATAGTGTAGGAGCTTTTCTTCCTATGGGGACAGTTACAGTATCGGCACCAACTACAAGTTCGGTTCAAGCAACATTTCCACAACAAAACTCTGGAACTTTTGCACAAACAGGCGGATCGGTTACAATTAAACTAGCGGATTCAATAGTTAAACAGGCAAGGTCTGGAAATAATACTTCAACTATTCAAAATAGTTTTCCCAATCTCAACACTTCTACAGAAGGATTTTTGGGATTTTCTAGAAGTGGCTCAACTAGACCAGGTTCGCAAAATCAGAAAGGGTATGTACAAATATTTCATTCATAATAACTAATGGCATTAACACAAATACCCCCAGTTATGATTGACGGAGAACTTGGTCTTGATTGGCAAAGTTCTGTAGAAACATCAAGCTTTACAGCAGTCACTGGTAATGGTTATTTTGTTAATACTACAAGTGGCAGTATTACTGTTACAATGCCATCTTCACCAATTGTAGGCGATTCAATAGGCATTATAGATTATGCAGGAACTGCTTCTACTAATAAAATTATTTTAACTAGCTCTAATAATATAGAAGGTGCCAGTGCAGCAAAAGTAGTAAATTATACTAGAGGAGCTATACGTATTTCATATTCTGATGTAACTCAAGGCTGGGTAGTTTCAGCTGCTGCTAATGAAGGCACATCAGCATTAAATCCTAATACAAGTGAAGTTGATTTTTTAGTTGTTGCTGGAGGTGCTGGAGGTGGCCAAGACAATGGTGGTGGTGGTGGTGGTGCCGGTGGATTAAGAACTTCATTTGGAACATCTTCTGGGGGAGGAACATCTAATGAATCTAAAATTGCTTTATCACCAGGAACAACATATACAATAACAGTAGGACCCGGTGGAGGTGCTCAAACTTCGGGTACTAATTCATCTATAGTAGGTGGAAGTATTTCAGTAATATCAACAGGTGGCGGTCGCGCAGGGGGTCAAGGTGTTGGAAATAATGGTGCTGATGGCGGATCTGGTGGTGGTGCAACTCCATTTGGAAGTGGAGGTGCAGCTGTAACTTCTCCAGTCACTCAAGGTTATGCTGGAGCAAATGGTCTCACAGGAAGCTCTAATCCTTATGATGATGGTGGTGGCGGCGGCGGCGGCGCTGGTGGTGCAGGTCAAACAGTTACACCTAATAAATATGTCTGGTTTGGTGCAGGCCCTGGTTTACCTGTTTCTATTACAGGAACTTCAATAACTTATGCTGTAGGTGGTAACGGAACACCTAGATACCCTGATTTACCAGTAGGAGGTGCAACTCCAGGGGCTCCCAATACAGGAGATGGGGGAGATGGAGCAGGAAGGGGTGGATCTTATGCAGCTGCAGGAGGTTCGGGTATTGTTGTTTTAAGAATGCCAACTGCTAATTATTCAGGAACTACAACAGGTACAGTAACAGTTGATCAATCAACAGTTTCGGGAGTAACAATTTTAAAATTTACCGGGGACGGTACTTATACACATTAACATGGCATTAACAAAAGTAACAAAAGAACTTATACAAGGAGGTTTAGGTATAGACTGGCAAGCAACTGTTAAAACAGGTAATTTTCAATCTGTAGCATCACAAGGCTATTTTGTTAATACAACTTCTAATGAAATAATTGTAACAATGCCTCCATCCCCTGCTGTTGGAGACATAGTAAGTATAGTCGATTATGCAGGTACCGCACAAACTAATAATATAAAAATAACAGCTCAAGCTAATATAAATGGATCTGCAAATGATGTTAAAATAGACTATCAAAGAGGTGCTGTAAGTATTATATATTCTGGGACAGCTCAAGGTTGGTTAGCTGAATATGCTGCTAACGATGGCACTAATGCATTAGTAAATTCACCTAGTACTATTTCTGCATATTATTTAGTTGTAGCAGGCGGTGGCGGTGGCGGTGATGGTTCTGGCGGAGGCGCTGGAGGAGCTGGTGGATACAGAACTAATTATGGAGGCACAGCTGTTGCTATAAATTCCGCAACTAACTATCTAGTAACAGTTGGTGGTGGAGGGGCTGGTGGAGTAGGCACTAGCACAAACGGGTCTAATGGAGATAATTCTGTTTTTAATACAATAACCAGCGCTGGCGGTGGCGGCGGAAGAGGTGAAGGTGGAGGTAGTCTTCCTAACTCTGGTGGCTCTGGTGGTGGAGGAAGCTTTAATTCGCCAACAGGTGGAGGTGCTGGTAATACACCTTCTACAACCCCATCTCAAGGTAATTCTGGAGGTGCTGGAGGCACATCTAATCCAGATTACACAGGCGGTGGAGGTGGTGGTGCAGGTGGTGTTGGTGCTTCAGCTGCAAGTGCAGGTGCTGGTGTTGCTGGTAACGGTGGTGTTGGTGCTTCTAATTCTATAACAGGAACTGCTGTATTTTATGCAGGTGGTGGTGGTGGTGGTAGTCAAAATAGCGGTAGTGCTGGAACACCTGGAACTGGAGGTTCTGGTGGTGGAGGCACTGGACTATATTATGGTGGACCTGGTGCTGGAGCTTTAAATAATGGAACTCCTAATACCGGCGGGGGAGCTGGTGGAGGTGCATTTGGCGCAACTATACCATCAGGAGGATCAGGAATAGTTATACTACGTTATCCTTCCGCTCACTCAATAACAGTAGGAACTGGTTTAGGCACAGGAGTTTTAAACGGAACAGTTAGTGGTGGAACAGATAAATATACTACATTTACTTCAGGAACAGGAACAATAACATTTAGTTAAAAAACAATAAAATGGCAGGAACATTAGTAGAATCAACAAATGTAGATTCATCAATCATAAAAACAATAACATTAACACAAGCGGCATATGACGCACTAGGGTCTTATGATGCAAGCACAATATATATAACAACATAAAATATAAGAAATGGCAATATATTTAGGAGCAACAGAACTAACTACCGGAGGAGCAGCTACAGGAGGCGGAAGTTTTACTAAACAAAAAATATACAGTTCTATGAGAGCACCTACTTCTTGGACTGATTTTAAAATTTTTAATGCAGGAGCAACAGCAGCAATAAATGGCTATATTCAACCAAATAGCACTTATATTGATATTACAAATTGGGCATCTAGTTTTCCTATGTGGGGTGCTGCAAGAGCATTTTTAACAGGTACTAAAGTTTCAGTTACTGATAGCAATACAGGTGTTACTCAAGTTTTCACTTTAGGTAGTGCAATTCAAGGTGCAACAACCATAGGAGCAGGTGCAATTATGTACAATGTAACTCCTAATGTTGGTGTAGGAATTAATGGAGGTGCTCCGATTACTTGGGTAGAAATGGATACAGCTACGGTAAATCCTGCAAGTGATTTAGGATTAGCAGACAATTCTCAAATTGGGTATTTTATGGTAGGGGGAGGATCTTCTGGTTATGTTTATGCTAATGGTGCAAGAGGTGGAATAGGTGGAAGCGTTTTATCAGGAATGGCAACTATAACTACCGCTGCAACAGACTTAACATTAGCAATTGGCTATGGAGGAAAAGCTACAACTTATGGGGGTACCGGCTATCAGGATGGAGGTGAGTCTTCAATTTCAGGAGGTTTAACATTAACTACTGCTGATGGAACTAATGGAGCCGGCACAGAAGGTACAGCTAATGGAGGTTCTTATGTTTCTGCAACATCAATGCCTGGCCCTGGGATAAATGGATTTGGAGCAGGTGGAAGAGCAACTTCTAACGGGTATGGTCCCAGCGCTGGCCCCAATAATGGAGTTGCTCACGGATATGGTCTTGGGGCTGCAGGGTACTCTAGTGCTAATTATGTAGGCTCAGATGGTTCTATTATTTTATACTATTAAAAAATAAAAAAAACAAGTAATAATATATTATAAACCAATATGCTAAAGAAAGCTTACCTTTGGCATTATAATAATTTGTGTAAGCTAAAAAACCAATACCAAAATGACACTATATTACCGGACTAGTACGTGGAATAGTCAACCACAAATTTCAGAAGAAACCAAAAACCTTTGGAAGCACATCGCTGATAAAGAAAATTGGCGTATAACCCAATTACCAAACGGATTTTTTCAAACTGAATATCAAGATCTTAAAATAGATACTGATTGGAATGATGTAACTAGAAGAGAAACATTAGAAGGAGCTGAGGCTGCTATTGATGCTTCAATTGAATATTACAAAAAGAAAATTGGTTATCTTGAAGGACCTAAAGTTGTAAAAACTTTCAAATAAATATTACTAATCAAATCTAATTAAATTATGTCAGACGCAATCGTCAAAAACCTTAGCTTTGGAAATGAAGCTAGGGAAAAAGTATTTGAAGGTATAAATAAACTCACTAATGCTGTCAGCTCTACATTAGGAGCTGGCGGTAAGTGTGTAATGCTGGAAGATGGATCAGGTAAACCTGTTATTACAAAAGATGGAGTAACTGTAGCAGATAGTATTATACTGTTAGATCCAGTTGAAAACATGGGAGCAACACTTTTAAAAGAAGCAGCTCGTAAAACAGTAAAAGAAGCAGGGGATGGAACTACTACAGCTACCGTATTAGCTCATGCAATACTTCATGAAGCCTCTAAAATACATAAAGGTATAAGTATAAGAGATGTTAAATTTGGGATTGAATTAGCTCTTAAAAAGACTTTAAAATATTTAGATAAAATTAAAGTTCCTGTTAAAGGAAATATGATTGATCAAATAGCTACTATTTCAACTAATAATGATTCTGATCTTGGTAAAATAATTGGTGATGCTTTTAGAGCAGTAGATGAAACAGGTGTAGTTATGATGGAAATGTCATCACTTGCAGAAACAGAAATTGAAATTGTAGATGGTGTTCAATATGAAAAGGGATTAACAAACTCTCATTTTATAACAAGTAAAGAAAATAGAACAGCTGAATTAGAAAATCCGGAAGTTTTATTAATTGAATCACCAGTAGAAAATGTAAGACAAATACAAAGTATATTAGAATACGTTATAAAAAACAATAAACCTTTATTAATAGTAGCAGATATTGAGCAACCAGTTATAGCCGCTTTAGCCATGAATAAAGTAAAGGGTAATATAAAAGTTAATGTTATAAATGCTCCTACATATGGGATAACTAAAAAAGAAATGTTAACTGATTTAGCTATGTTAACGGGAGCAACAATAATTAATGAAGATTTAGGTGATGATTTAGATTTTATTAAACCAGAATTTTTAGGGACATGCTTAAAAAGTATTACAACAGATGAAGAAACTATAATTCAAGTTTCTGAACCTTCAGGAGAAGTTTTAAAATCTATAAAAAAAATAAAAAAAGATTTAAATAAAAATAAACCTCCTGCAGAAATAATTAGATTAGAAAAGCGCTTAGCTCGTTTATCAGCTAAAATAGCAATAGTAAAAGTAGGTGCTAATTCAGATATAGAATTAAAAGAAAAATCAGATAGGGTTGAAGATGCAATATGTGCAACTAAAGCTGCAATAAAAGAAGGTATTGTTCCAGGTGGAGGTATAGCATTACATAATGCGGCTGATTCAATTAAAAATCCATCAACATCTGAAAAAATACTTATAAATGCAATTAAATATCCATATAAAACAATATTAAGTAATGCGGGTATTACATATGGACCATTTTTAGGTGAAGGTACTGGTATTAATGTAATAACAGGTAAAAGTTGTAATCTTATTAAAAGTGGTATTATAGATCCACTGCTAGTTACAAAAAGTGCATTATCAAATGCAGTATCTGTTGCAACTACAATATTATCTACAGATTGTGTAATCAATAATTTAAGAGTTGATGAAGGCAATAGGTAGAAATTTAATAATAAATAAAACAGCTAAAGAAATATCTAAAACAGAAGGAGGATTGCTTTTAGCGGATGCTCATAAAGATGATGTAAGATATATAGAAGCAGAAGTAATATCAGTAGGTGATGAAGTTGAAGGCATAAAACAAAAAGATAAAATATATTTTGATAAACATGCCGGACATATTATAGAAATAAACAAAACAGCTTATCATGTTATAAAATCTTCTGATATAGTTGTAGTGTTATGAAAAAGCTTAAAGCAAGTGAATTAAGAGATATAAACTTGCTAAAACATTATAGAATAATTCGAAAATGGGCTTGTCGTAATAACAATTTAAATGATGCTGATTTAGAGCTTTTAATTTATTTTGATTGCACTAAATTATTTACAAAACAAGATTATAAGATAGGTACGTACGCTTACAGCTGGGATAATAAGCGCTGGAACAGATTATTGAAAGAGAGTTGGATTGAAGTATGGAGACGTCGGAATCAAACTACTCAAAAGTATAACATATACAAAGTTTCATTTAAGTGTAAACAGCTAATAAGTAGAATGTACCGTATTATGCTTGGTGAAGAAGATATTCCTAGTAGTGAAAAAAGAAATTCAATTATGAGGGGTAAAACTTACACTGATATTGTTTTGCAAACTGCAATAAAAAATGTAAATAATGATAAAAATAGATAATATGAAAAAAGAAGAATCAGCATTTAGTTATTTAGGAGCTGTTGATCCTATGGGAACAACATTACCTTCTGCTGACTTACAAGGAATTATGCCAATTCCAGGACAAGCAAGTAGGGGTCCTGCTATGCCTCCCTCACCATTTACTCCTAGAGAAATGCAAACTGGAGCACAAATATTTGGACAACCCATACCTAATTCATTTGATAGAGAAATACCAACAACAAATTTAAATAATACACAATGAAAGAAGATAAAGCATACAATGCAGCATCAAAAAATAAAAAAGTAGGAATAGTAGGTGAATCACATATATGGGACGGGCCTTTAAGTCAAGACAATCGTCAGCACGCACCAGGTTCTAGTAGTGGTATCAATGGAATGGAAGTTTCTAAATATCCTACAAAAGCATATCCTGCAGGTACACCTATTACTTCAATAGCTCAAGCTAATAAAGGAGGAGATGCAAATGCCCTTAAGTCTGTAAAAAGATATACAGGTAATGCTAAATTTTAAATCGACAATGACGGATTTGAAGCTTTACATTATAAATGGTGCATCGCTGATGGTTTCATTAATGAGCATCGACGCATATTTAAAAATAACTTTATTGCTTTTAACAATTGGTTATACTATTCATAAGTGGTATATTTTGAGTAAAAGCGCTAAAAAATAAGTAATATGAAAAGTAAGTATATTAGCGAACATATAACTTACAGTGAATCTATAAAATCCTCAACCGCAATACGAAAAGGTATTGAAAATATACCAACAGAATATCAAATGCAAAACATGAGCCAAGTAGCTGATAAAGTATTTGAACCACTACGCGAATGGGTTGGAGGACCAATTAAAGTAACTTCGTTTTTTCGCTGTGAAGAATTAAATAAAGCAATAGGAGGAAGCTCTAGATCGCAACATTGCGAAGGAAGAGCAATTGATGTTGATGATATATATAATTATAAATCAAATGCTGAAATGTTTCATTTTATAAAAGACAATTTAGATTTTGATCAATTAATATGGGAATATGGAAATTCTCATAATCCCGACTGGGTACATTTTAGTTTTATATCAGAAATGGAAAATAGAAAAAGAATACTCCAAGCTTTTAGAAAAGATGGTAAAACACAATATAAAATAATATAATGCCGTACGTACAAATAAATTCACCATTTCTTAAAAGATCAAAGCCACCTGCTCCTTCAAAAAAGAAGTCATTAGGCTATTATAATAAAGCTAAGTCTACAGGTACAGGAGCTGCAGCCGGCGGCGGTATGTCTGAAAAAGGTGTTAAAAAATATAAAAGAGATAATCCAGGTAGTAAACTTCAAACGGCAGTTACTAAAGATCCTAAGAAACTTAAAAAAGGAAGTAAAGCTTGGAAAAGACGTAAATCATTTTGTGCTAGATCTAAGGGATGGAAATCTAAAAGAGGTAGAGCTGCACGACGTCGATGGAACTGCTAAAATAAAAATTATGAAAAAATTTCCACAAATTAAAAAAGCGAACAGAGGTAAATTTACAACATGGGCAAAAGCTAATGGTTTTAAAGATGCTTGTTCTGCAGCTACAGCAGTAATGAAAGCAAAAAAAGGAAAGTATAGTAAAGACGTTAGGGAAATGGCAAATTATGCAAATAACTTTGGTTGCAAAAAATAATTAATAATTAAAATTAAACAAATGGGAACTAAAATAACTAAAGGTAATGTGCGTGCCGCAATGAGGGATGATAAAGCTCACATTGATTATTTAAAAAGAGATGTACTTGATGATCAGCGTAAAGGTGGTAAATATAAAGATATTAATCAAACAGCTGATGAAAAACATATTTCAAAACTAGCAGGGGACATCAAGAGTGATGGATCTTTTTTAAGTAAACACATGAAACACTAATATTATGAAAAAAATGGGATACAATCAAAGCAAACACCCTTTAAGCATGAAGGGCGTAACAGATAATAATAAATTTGGAGCACCTTTAAATGGTAATGCCTTTGGAGGAAAAATGGCTGAATATAAAGCAAAAGGAATGAGCAAAGAAGCTGCTGCTAAACAAGCTGCGGCAGATTTAAAAGACATGCCTGTTGATAATAGAGGTTCTGCGCTTGCAAATCTTAACAAAGGTTACGGATCAAAAATGGGTAAACCTGCTAATTCAAAAAAATAACATGAAAAAAAATTCAGCTCTTTTTAATCTTAATAAAGGTTATAAAACTCCCTTAGAAGTTGACGGGTTAATTATAAAAGCTTTAAGAAGTATAGGTACTAAAGAAGTTGCAGATAAAGTGCAACAAAGAAGAAGAGCTTCTGGTAATCTTACTATGGCTGAATTAGCTGCTAAAAAAACGTCTACATCCAATAAAGCCAATTTAGGTCCTATTGGATCTGCAAAAAATGATTTTGGTCCTATGACTGAAAAACAAGCTAACTATGCGGCTAATCAATTAAAACCACCAACTCAAATAAAATCTATTGGAACAAGTGGTGTGCAAAATGATGGATCCGGAAATGAAGGATTTGGTATAGGCTCTTCAGCTAAAACAAAGCCGGCGGTAAAAACAAAACCAAAAGTAAAAGCAAGAAAGAAAGTTAAAGCTGTAAAAACTACTAACACTTATGCACAAAAAATTAAAACTGATGGACCAAAAGTTAAATCTGCAGAAGCAAAAGCTGATTTAAAAATTATGCCTATTGTTAAAGATGCAACAAATTCTAGAAAAAGTAGAAGATTAAAAAAGACTATTGCAAAAGCTAGTCAAGCAAGAGCTAAAGGTGAAAAAGCTATTAAAAATATTAAGTCTTCAAGTAGTACATCTGATATTGCTAAAAATCAATCAAAAGCACTTAAGCAAAGAAGAAAATATGATAGAATGGCTAAAAGAGCAGAACGTATTGGAAAAAGAATGTAATAAAAATAATTAAATGAAATCAAGAGGATTAGGTGATACAGTAGAAAAAATTACTACTGCTACAGGAATTAAAACAATTGTAGATAGAGTTTCGGAAGGATTAAACATCCCATGCGGATGTAGTCATCGTAAAGAAGCATTAAATAAAATGTTCCCATATAAACAGCAACAAAAAAGTGGCATTCAGTTTAAATAACCCACCATATACTATTGATAATACTCCTATCTATAATGTAAATTTAGGTGAGGGTGTTTTAGGTAAGGCTAATCGTAATGGTAGTATTTTAGTAAATAAAGATATTACTAATAAAGAGCAGTTAAAAAATGTTATAAACCACGAGCAAGTTCATTTAGATCAAATGCGTCGTGGTGATTTAGATTATAACGACTCAGCGGTATTTTGGAAAGGTAAAAGATACCCACGTGCAACAATGAAAGAAGGTGCTTCAAATTTACCTTGGGAAAAAGAAGCATATAATAAAACAACTTAATATAAAAAAAATGAATAAAGATTTAAAATACATGCCTATTGATAATAGAGCTACCTCAGACGGAACTCCATTTAGAAATAACGCAATTAAAAAAATGGAGTCTAGCGCTTTGTTTAATCATGTAGATGGACATCCAAAACCAGTATCAAAAGAAAATCCGTTTGGACCAGCCCCTGAAGGTTTTGGTGATTCAAGAACTGGATCTTTTAGAACAGAAGTTACGCCTACAAAAAGAAGTTTAAAATCTTTAGAAAATGAATTTGAAACAAAAATGTCACGTAGACAACAACAACCGTCTCAACCTGGTCCTGATAGATTAACTCAATTTCAAGCTCAAAAAGATGCTGATGCATTTGGAAGATTAAGTAGAACAGATCCACAACAATTTAATAGAATTTCTAGTATAGCAAAAAATTATAATATGTCAGGCCCTGATATAAAAACAATGATAAAACTACAAGAAAGTAAAATAAAAAGATTGAATCGCGGTGGAGGCTCGGTTAAACAATAGATTATGTGGCAAGTATTGCTTGGATTATTAAAAGGTGGACGCGGGGGTAAAACTCCAATAGGTAATTTAGCTTGGGATATACGAGAAGCAATAAAAGGTAAAGAGTTAGATCCTAATGAATTAATATCTTTACAAACTAAAATAAATGAAATTGAAGCAGGCCATCGTAGTATATTTGTTGCTGGTTGGCGACCATTTATTGGATGGATTTGCGGAATTGCTTTAGCCTATAATTTTATTGTTCGTGATTTGTTTATATGGATATTAAAGCCTATTGATATTCCACCTGCTTTACAAATGGAACATTTAATGACAGTTTTATTAGGCATGCTTGGTCTTGGCGGCCTACGAACTTTTGAAAAAATAAAAGACAAAACAAAATAAAATAATTATATTTACAAATAACAATTAAATTTAATAAAATGAAAAAAGTAGAAACAACATCTATATCTACAGAAGAATTAGAAAAAATTCAAAAACAACAAGAAACCTTAAGCGACACTATAAAAGCTATAGGGCAGTTAGAATCTCAAAAGCATGCATTACTGCATCAGCAAGCGGGGCTTAGTCAAGAAATTGAGGAATTTAAACAAGAGCTTGAAACTAAATACGGTAGAATAAGAATTAATATCGAAGATGGTTCTTATACTGAAATACCTGAAGAAGAAAACAAAGAATAATAATGTCTTCTATTATTAGAAAAATAAGTATTGGAGCTGATTATAAAAATGAAGCTATGCATTATGCTATAGGGCAGCAAGTTTATGGAGGCCATGAAATAGCTTACATTTTATTTGAAGATCAAGATAGTTCATATAATATTCATATTAAAAAAAATAATGAAATTATGCCTTGGAAAAAGTTTAATTCTAACATGGCTATTTCTGTAGAATATGATCTACAATATTAAATGAAAAGCATATACGATTTTATAATAAAACCCGCAGGCGAAAGATATAATAATGAAATTAAAATTAACAATAAAAAATTAATTTTAAATACATCTATTGAAAATTGGAAAGCAATAAATAGAATTGCTTTAGTAATTGAAACGCCTATAGCATATTCAACTAAAATAAAAAAAGGTGATTTAGTTGTTGTTCATCAAAATGTTTTTAGGAAGTTTTATAACATGAAAGGCAAGCAACAAAACAGCCGGTCATGGTTTAAAGAAAATCAATATTTTTGTGATATAACACAAATGTATTTATATAAACAAAATAACAAATGGAATACAATATCTGAACGTTGTTTTGTTAAACCAATAGTTGATACGGACGTTTTAACGCTTGATAAAGAAAAAAAGCTTGTTGGTATATTAAAATATGGTAATAGCTCCTTAAAAGCTGCTGGAATCAATCCAGGAGACTTAATTGGGTTTACACCAAACAGTGAATGGGATTTTATTATTGATAATGAAAGACTTTATTGTATGCAATCTAATGATATAGTAATTAAATATGAATACGAAGGAAACGAAGTTGAATATAATCCAAGCTGGGCAAAAAGCAGTTAAAGAATTAATTAAAGTAGCTGAAGAAAAAATTGTTACAGGAGGAGATGATGATATATCTGCAGATAGATTAAAAAATGCAGCAGCAACAAAAAAATTAGCAATATTTGATGCGTTTGAAATACTTACACGTATTGAAGCTGAAAAAAGTTTATTAGAAAATAAGCCACTAGAAAAAAAAGAATCATTCAGCGGATTTGCTGAGAGAAGATCAAAATAATGTACGCGCAAACATTGGTTCAAAATGTTTCCCCAATAAAACCTAATATAATAAAAAAAAATAATAGGTATAAAAAATGGGAGTATGGTTATAATAAAGAGCATGATGTAATTATTATAAGCAAAGATGGTACCATTGGTGATATTATTCAAATACAAAATTTAGTAATAGCCTTACCTAAAGCACCTAAAGTTGTTGAAAATAATAATAATATTTGGCAACCTCACGTTTTTCCAAAAGAATTAAATCAAATTAAAAGTATATTTGAATGGGAAACTTATCCTAGTAATTTTAAAGATAAATGGTATGATTATATCAATAGAGAATTTACAAGGCGTGAAGAAGGTTATTGGTTTATTAATAATAAAATTCCTACTTATATTACTGGCTCTCATTATATGTACCTGCAGCACACCAAAATTGATGTTGGGAAGCCAGACTTCAGAGAGGCTAATAGATTCTTCTTCATTTTTTGGGAAGCCTGCAAAGCCGATAAACGATGTTATGGAATGTGCTATCTTAAAAACCGTAGATCCGGTTTTAGCTTTATGTCTTCAGCAGAAACCGTCCATCAAGCTACAATTACTTCAGACGCACGGTTTGGGATATTGTCCAAATCAGGCTCTGATGCTAAGAAAATGTTCACAGATAAAGTTGTACCCATATCAGTTAACTACCCGTTTTTTTTCAAACCAATACAAGACGGAATGGATCGACCCAAGTCAGAGCTTGCATACAGGGTTCCAGCATCAAAGTTTACTAAAAAGAGTATTACTGAAACCAGTGAAAAACAAATATTAGAAGGATTAGATACAACTATTGATTGGAAAAACACTGGAGACAATAGTTATGATGGTGAAAAATTAAAATTATTAGTACACGATGAATCAGGCAAATGGGAAAGACCTGACAATATTCTTAATAATTGGCGAGTAACAAAAACTACATTAAGATTAGGTAGTAAAATTATAGGTAAGTGTATGATGGGATCAACATCTAATTCACTTGATAAAGGCGGAAAAAATTTTAAAAAATTATATTACGAATCTGATGTTACAAAAAGAAACCGCAATGGACAGACTAGCTCAGGATTATATAGTTTGTTCATACCTATGGAATGGAACTACGAAGGATTCATTAATACTTATGGATTTCCTGTATTCGAAACACCCGAACAAATTGTTCAAGGTATCGACAACGAAGAAATTGATATAGGAGTAATACAACATTGGGAAAACGAAGTTGATGGTTTAAAAGATGATCAAGATAGTTTAAATGAATTATATCGGCAATTTCCAAGAACAGAAGATCATGCTTTTAGAGATGAAGCTAAACAAGCTTTATTTAATTTAAGTAAAATTTACGAGCAAATAGATTATAACAATGATTTGCGTAATACAAATGTAATAAGTCAAGGTAATTTTCAATGGTATAATGGAATTGTAGATACAAGAGTTATCTTTACTCCAAATAAACAAGGAAGATTTAAAATAAGTTGGATACCACCATATAATCTTCAAAATAGAACAATAGAAAAAAATGGAATTAAATACCCCGGAAACGAGCACCTGGGTGCTTTTGGTTGTGATAGTTATGATATTTCTGGTACGGTTGATAGGAGGGGTTCGAATGGATCACTTCATGGGCTAACAAAGTTTTCAATGGAAGAAGCTCCATTAGATCAATTTTTTTTAGAATATATAGCCAGACCACAAACAGCAGAAATATTTTTTGAAGATGTATTAATGGCATGTGTTTTTTATGGAATGCCAATACTTGCAGAAAATAATAAACCAAGATTATTATATCATTTTAAAAGAAGGGGTTACAGAGGGTTTTCAATGAATAGACCTGATAAAAAATTTAGTAAATTATCTGTAACAGAAAAAGAAATTGGTGGAATACCTAATTCAAGTGAAGATATAAAGCAGGCTCATGCAGCTGCTATAGAATCTTATATAGAAACTAAAGTGGGTTTTTTAGGAGAAGGATATGGCGATATGTATTTTCAAAGAACGTTAGAAGATTGGGCAAAGTTTAATATTAACAATAGAACTGCTCATGATGCATCAATTAGTTCAGGACTTGCAATAATGGCTTGTAATAAAAATAGATATGCACCTGTAAGTAAAAGAATTAAAACTACAATAAATTTAGGTATAAAAAAGTACAATAATGATGGTAGTACCTCAAAAATTATAAAATAAATGAATGTATATACAAACCCTAATAGCTCATTTCCAAGTCAAGTAGTAAGCAATGAAGAAAAAGCCAGTATAGATTATGGTAGACAAGTTGCTCATGCTATAGAAAGAGAGTGGTTTAATCAAGGTAGAAGTAATTGGAATAGATACCAAACTTCTTGGAACAATTACCACCAGTTAAGATTGTATGCCAGAGGTGAACAATCAATTCAAAAATATAAAGATGAATTATCTATTAATGGTGATTTGTCTTATTTAAATTTAGATTGGAAACCCGTGCCGGTTATACCAAAGTTTATAGACATTGTAGTAAATGGTATCTCAGATAAAGATTTTGAAATAAAAGCTTTTGCTCAAGACCCTGCATCATTACAAGAAAAAACAGAATATGCAAGAAGTGTATTAAGAGATATGTATACACAAGAATTACAAGGAATGGCTAATAAATTATTAGGTGAGGATTTTTCTAATTCACCTATAGCTGCAGAACAATTGCCAGAAACTCCAGAGGAGTTAGAAGTTATGATGCAAACTAGCTATAAACAATCTGTAGAAATAGCTGAAGAAGAAGCTATAAATAATGTACTTGCTAATAATAAATATGATAACATTAAAAAAAGATGTGTATATGATTTAGCTGTATTAGGCATTGGTGCTTCAAAAACATCATTTAATGTAACAAATGGAATTGTTGTTGATTATGTTGATCCAGCTTATTTAGTTTATTCATATACCGAAGATCCTGATTTTGAAGATATATATTATGCTGGTGAAGTAAAATCAATAACAATACCAGAATTAAAAAAGCAATTTCCGTATATTTCTGAAGAAGAATTAAAAGATATACAAAATATGCCAGGTAATAAGCAATACGTTTCAGGCTGGGGTAATTATGATGAAAATACAGTTCAAGTATTATACTTCGAGTATAAAACTTACATGAATCAAGTGTTTAAAATAAAGCAGACAGAAAGTGGATTAGAAAAAGTAATTGAAAAACCAGACACTTTTAATCCTCCTCCAAATGATAATTTTGAAAGAGTTTCAAGAACAATTGAAGTATTATATGATGGAGTTAAAGTATTAGGTAATAATACAATGTTAAGGTGGGAGTTATGTGAAAACATGACTAGGCCTTACGCAGATACTACTAAAGTTAAAATGAATTATGCTGTTACGGCACCTAGAATGTATAAAGGTCGTATAGAATCGCTAGTAAGTAGAATTACGGGATTTGCTGATATGATTCAATTAACTCATTTAAAATTACAACAAGTAATGTCTAGAATAGTTCCTGATGGAGTATTTTTAGATATGGATGGATTAGCAGAAGTGGATTTAGGTAATGGTACAAATTATAATCCAGCCGAAGCTTTGAACATGTATTTTCAAACAGGTAGTATTGTAGGAAGATCTTTAACACAAGATGGCGAATTAAATAGAGGTAAAGTTCCTGTACAAGAACTAACTTCCTCTGCGGGCCAAGCAAAAATAAATTCATTAATTGGTACATATCAATATTATTTGCAAATGATAAGAGATGTTACCGGATTAAATGAAGCAAGAGACGCAAGCACCCCTGATAAAAATGCATTAGTTGGATTACAAAAGATAGCAGCAAATCAATCTAATATTGCAACTAAACATATTTTAAAATCTAGTTTATTTTTAACATTAAGAATATGTGAAAATATATCATTAAGAATTGCTGATTGTTTAGAAAATCCATTAACTAATGAATCATTAAAACAAAGTATTTCAAAATTTAATGTTAAAACATTAAATGAAATAAAAGATTTAAATTTATATGATTTTGGTATATATTTAGAATTAGAACCAGAAGCAGAAGAACAAGCTCAATTAGAACAAAATATTCAAGTTGCATTACAATCAGGTGGAATTGATTTAGAAGATGCAATTGATATAAGACAAATTAAAAATTTAAAGCTTGCTAATCAAACTCTTAAATTTAAACGTAAGAAAAAACAAGAAGCAGTTGAAGCACAGCAATTAGCTAATATAAATGCTCAAGCAGAAGCAAATGCAAAAGCTTCTGAAGCAGCTGCATTAGCAGAGGTACAAAAGCAGCAGGCTATTACAGCTGAGAAAGTTAGTATTGAACAAGCTAAGTCACAATTTGAAATTGAAAGAATGCGTACTGAATCTCAAATTAAAAGAGAACTTATGGCAGAGGAATTTAATTATCAAGTTCAATTAGCTCAAGCTAAAGGTAAAGCTGAAACAAATAAAGAAAAAGAAATTGAAGATCGTAAAGATCAACGTGTTCGAATACAAGGAACACAACAATCTGAGTTAATAGATCAAAGACAAAATGATTTATTACCTAAGAATTTTGAATCCGCTGGAAATGACAACTTAGACGGATTTGGATTAGAACAATTTAATCCTAGATAATTTTTTATTAATCAATTTTATACTATTATATTATGTCAACAACACCAGAAATTAAAGAGGGGGATTTCAAAATAAAGAAAAAACCTAAAATGAAAAAGCTTGGGAAAAAAAACGAAATTACAAAAGTAAATTTGGTTGAACCTAAAGTTGAAAAAGAAGAAACAGTTACAAAAGTAATTGTACCTAACGAAAAAAAAGAAGAAGATGCCGTTCAGGAGCAAAGCACAAATGAAGTGGATGTTCGCGAATCATCCGAAGATGGCAAAAAAGTGGTTGAAGGAAACAATGAACCCAAAACTACTGCCAAAGATTCTAAAGAAGAAACAGTCTTAGAAGAAATTGTTGAAATTGGGGACAAAGAAGAAACCAAGCAAGAAACAATTAAAGAAGAAATTAAAGAAGCGGTAAAAGACGAAAGAATTTTACCCGAAAATATTGAAAGCTTAGTTTCATTTATGAAAGAAACTGGTGGAAATATTGAAGATTATGTTCGACTAAATGCAGATTATAATAATGTTAATGATAAAACGCTTTTAAGAGAATATTATAAAAATACTCGTCCTCATTTAGATTTTGAAGAAATTAGCTTTCTTATGGAAGATGAATTTGAATATGATCAAGACGTAGATGATGAGCGAGATGTACGTAAAAAGAAATTAGCGTACAAAGAAGAGGTTGCAAAAGCCAAAAGTTATTTGGATGAGCTTAAAAGTAAATACTATCAGGAAATCAAGTTGAAACCTGGTGCTACTCAAGAGCAACAAAAAGCTTTAGACTTTTTTAACAGATATAATGAAGAACAAAATGTCGCTAAACAGCAGCATGAACAATTTAAATCTAATACTAAACAATTATTTAATAATGATTTCAAAGGTTTTGATTTCAATGTAGGTGATAAAAAGTTTAGATATAAAGTTCAAAATACAGATCAAGTTGCTGATAATCAATCTAATATCAACAATATTATTGGGAAGTTCCTAAATGATAAAGGTGAAGTTGTGGATACTAAAGGTTATCATAAAGCTATGTATGCAGCATCTAATGTAGATAAAATTGCAAATCATTTTTATGAACAAGGAAAAGCTGATGCAGTTAAGAACGTTATTGATAAATCCAAAAATGTTAGCACAGAGCCTAGAGCTACTGCTGACGGAAATGTATTTGTTAATGGTCTTAAGGTCAGAGCTATAAGTGGACTTGATTCTTCAAAATTAACAATTAAGAAAAAAAGATTCAATTAAAAATTAAAATTTAAAATTATGGCAACAGTTCCAGTGGCCCCGGTATTTGGGTCAATTAAACCGTCTCAAAAGCAACAGCTTTTAGAGACAAATTATTTAAGTTTCACCGATGGTAACAATGACTTCGCGCAACAATACCTTCCTGAAATTTATGAACAAGAAGTAGAGCGTTATGGAAACAGAACATTATCTGGCTTCTTAAGAATGGTTGGTGCAGAAATGCCCATGACTTCTGACCAAATTGTATGGTCTGAGCAAAACCGTTTACATATTGCTTATGATGGATGTACTCACTCAGCTGCAGTAGCAGATGATATTACATTCCCCGTAGGTGGTGCAGGTGCAGCATTTGTTGAAAATGTTATTTCTGTAAATCAAACTATCGTTATTATGAATCCAGCTAATGGAGCAGAAGTTAAAGCTCTTGTAGTTGCAAGCGTAACAGCAGGTGGTGTGGCTAGTATTTCTGTTAAATCGTATACATCAGCTAATGTTGCTCCTACGATTGCACAGGCTACGGCAGGATTAAAAATATTTGTTTATGGTTCTGAATATAGAAAAGGAACTACAGACAATGATATTAAAAGTGTAACTCCAAGTTTTACACAGTTTCAAAATTCCCCTATCATTATTAAAGAAAAGTATGCGATCAATGGATCTGATACTGCTCAAATAGGATGGGTTGAAGTAGCAACTGAAGATGGAACATCTGGATTCTTATGGTATTTAAAAGCTGAATCAGAAACTCGTTTACGTTTTGAAGATTACTTAGAAATGGCTGTAGTTGAAGGAGAATTAGCAGCAGCTGGTTCTGGTGTTGCAGGAATTGCAGGTATTGCTTATGGTGGTACTCAAGGTTTATTTGCAGCTATTCAAGATAGAGGTAATGTAGTAAGTGGCTTCGTTGCTGCTGGTGGATTAGGTACATTTGACAATATCCTTAAAAATTTAGATACTCAAGGAGCTATTGAAGAAAACATGCTTTTCTTAAATCGTTCTACGTCTTTAGATTTTGATGATATGTTAGCTACTCTTTCTGCTGGTGCAAATGGAGGAACAGCTTATGGATTATTTGAAAACTCTGAAGAGATGGCATTAAATCTTGGATTTACTGGTTTCCGTAGAGGTTCTTATGATTTCTATAAAACTGATTGGAAATACTTAAATGATGCTTCTACTAGAGGTGCAATGGCAGACAATCCTATTGATGGTGTCCTTGTTCCAGCTGGTACATCAACTGTATATGACCAAATCTTAGGAACTAATATCAGACGACCTTTCTTACATGTACGTTACCGTGCATCTGAAGCGGATGATAGAAGAATGAAGTCTTGGTTAACAGGATCTGTTGGAGGTGCATATACATCTTCATTAGATGCGATGGAAGTTCATTTCCTATCTGAAAGATGTTTAGTAGTTCAGGCTGCAAACAACTTCGTATTATTTACTAAATAGTAGATTATACATATTATTATTCAGGGGGCGCAAGCCCCTTGGGTAATTTTTTATATTAACTTTTAAATTATATTATATCATGGCTAAAAAAGCTAAAAATATTGATGCTCCAGTAATTGAACAGGAAGCACCAGTGGTAAAAGAAACAATTAAAAAATCCACTAAACCACAGTGGGAAATTAAAGACAGAAATTATTATTTAACAGGAAACAAAAGTCCTTTAACATTAACAATACCTTCTCGTCATACAACTAAAGTTCCATTACTATGGTTTGATTCTAAAACTAATGAACAAAAGGAACTAAGATATGCAACTAATCAAACTTCTCCATTTGCTGCGGAGCAAAAAGGTGAAGCAACATTAGGGCATATTATTTTTAAAGACGGAACATTAACAGTTCCAAAAGAAAAACAAAATTTGCAAAAATTATTGTCATTATATCATCCAAAATTAAATGTTGCATATACAGAATTTGATGCAATAGAAGAAGCTAAAGATGAATTAGATGATTTAGAAATGCAAATTGACGCATTAAATGCTGCTAAGAATATTGATATAGATCATGCAGAAGCAATCTTAAGAGTTGAAGTAGGTTCTCAAGTAACCACAATGAGCTCAAAAGAAATAAGAAGAGATCTATTATTGTTTGCTAAACGTAAACCAGATTTATTTTTAGATTTAGCTGCTGATGATAATGTTGAGCTACGTAATATTGCAATTGTAGCACAGGAATCAGGTATTATAAAATTATCGCAAGATCAAAGAACATTTTCTTGGGCTTCGAATGATAAAAAATTAATGACTGTTCCGTTTGATGAAAATCCATATTCAGCAATGGCAGCTTTTTTCAAAACAGATGAGGGTACTGAAGTATTTAAATCTATTGAGAAAAAATTAAAATAACATGTAATATTAATATAAGGGGGATATGAAAATTATCCTCCTATATTAAAATAATAAAAAATAA